AAGAATTATTATGATAAAACGTTTAAGTTTTATGAAAAGAATTTTGGTGGTAGTAGTTTTCTGATAAACCCAGATAAACTACTTACTACTGGTCGTGCTCAATATAGTGATAAAGAAGTTGCAGAATATGTTGGTGTCGCATCATACCGCAATTATCATGAGTACGTAAAAACTAAAGATACCAACTTAGACCTCATTTTCTGTAAAGTTAGTGAGGACATTATTAGAAAAAACAGACTGCTCGAAATTAGAGAGGGGTTTATTCACTTTAAATTTGAGGAGACAACAACGGAGAAATATTATGGCAATTAGCTTTAATCAAACCAAGGGCTCTGCCCAAAAAGACAAAATTGAAACTTACAATTTTGGCAACAAAGAGGATCACAAAGTTCGTCTAGTAGGCGATCTACTTCCTCGTTACGTTTATTGGGTTAAAGGCGAGAACAACAAAAATATTCCAATGGAATGTTTGTCGTTCGACAGGGAAACCGAAACCTTTAACAACAAGGAACACGATCACGTTCGTGATTTTTACCCAGACTTAAAATGTGGTTGGGCATACGCTGTCCAAGGCATAGACTACGCTGATAATAAAATCAAAGTAGTTAATTTGAAAAGAAAACTTTTCGATCAAATTATGGTCGCTATGGAAGACTTAGGCAACCCAACAGATAATGAATCTGGCTGGGACGTTTATTTTAAAAGATTGAAGACTGGACCGCAGGTCTTTAATGTAGAGTACCAATTACAGGCACTCAAATGTAAGCCTCGTGCTTTAGAAGATTGGGAATCAGACTTAGTTGGAGAACTAAAGTCTATGGACGACGTACTTCCGCGTCCTACCCCTGATGCTCAACTAGAGTTACTAAAGAGAATTACAGCTGCGGGCAAAGAAGAAACTGTTGATGAGGAGTTTGACGTATCATGATTACGGTAGGCGATGTATTCCCTGAATTTGAACTAACAGGTGTTGACAAGGATAATAACTTTGTAGATATAGATGACAACGGACTTTTAGGAAGTTGGTCTGTACTATACTTTTATCCAAAAGACTTCACTTTTATATGTCCTACAGAAATACAGGGTTTCGATGCATTAGTAGGAAATGATGTAGACGTTCTGGGATTCAGTCCAGATAACGAGTTCTGTAAAATAGCATGGAAAGAAGACAATGAGCTTATCCGTGATATAGAACATACTCTAGTAGCAGATTGTAGTAATCAACTTGCTATGGAAGTAGGAATAGTATCTAATGAATGGGTTCCATACAGAGCCACCTTTATCCTCGATGAGGATAACGTCATTCAATCTTTAGCAGTGAATGCTCTCGATACAGGAAGAAACCACTATGAAGTCGAAAGGACACTTGAGGCTCTCAGAGCTGGCGGACTTACTGGTTGTAACTGGCACAACGGAGAGGACTTCGTAGCATGATTTTATTCACGGCAGACTGGCACTTAAAGCTAGGACAGAAGAATGTACCAATGGAATGGGCGTGCGCTCGTTATAAGTTATTTTTCGACCAAATAAAAGAGTTGGAAACTGACTGTGATATGCATATCATAGGTGGGGACTTGTTTGATCGAGTTCCCTCTATGGACGAATTAACACTTTATTTCGATTTTATTAGTGGAGTAACGATACCGACTATTATATATGACGGTAATCATGAAGCCACTAGGAAAAATAAAACTTTCTTTTCTAATCTAAAGAAAGCAACAAAAGAAATAAACTCTCTGGTTGAGATAGTAGATGTAACTATGCTGTATCCAGAAAAAGGTTTTGCTATATTACCTTATGCTGACTTGCATAGAAAAAATAGTATTGAATCAATAAGCGGTATCCCATATTTGTTTACTCATGTAAGGGGTGAAATTCCACCTCATGTGATACCTGAAGTTGATTTAGATAGGTTTGATAAATTTGATCTTGTTTTTGCGGGGGATTTACATGCCCACGAGAATACTCAAAGGAACATAGTATATCCTGGTAGTCCAATGACAACATCATTTCATCGAACCAATGTTCGGACGGGCTATTTACTGATAGACGAAGATTTTAGTTGGAAGTGGGGGGAATTTAACCTGCCCCAATTACTTAGAAAAACAGTAGACAGCCCAGATGACATGATAGCAACTGATTGGGATCATACAATATATGAACTCGAAGGAGATGTACAGGACTTAGCTTTAGTAAAGAACTCGGAATTATTAGATAAAAAAGTTGTAAAACGAGAGGTTGAAGCAACTTTAAATCTTACTTCTGAAATGACTATTAGTGATGAACTAATAGTATATTTAGATAAAATACTAAGTTTAGATGGGAATAAAATAAAAAATATTATAGGAGTGTATAATGATTATTCTACAAAAACTGAGCTGGGATAACTGTTTTTCCTATGGTAGTAATAATGTTATCAATTTAGACAGAGACACTCTCACTCAATTAGTTGGTACTAATGGAGTAGGAAAATCATCTGTCCCGCTTATTCTTGAAGAAGTAATGTTCAACAAGAATAGTAAAAATGTAAAGAAGGCTGACATAGCTAATAGATATGTGAATCAAGGGTATGATATTAGTTTAGACTTTAGCGTTGACGAAGATAGTTATAATATAACAGTAGCTAGACGAGCAACTTTAAAGTGTAAGTTAACAAAAAATGGAGAAGATATTAGTAGTCATACGGCTAGTAATACTTATAAAACATTATTTAATATATTAGGTATTGATTTTAAAACTTTCTCTCAATTAGTTTATCAAAATACAAACGCAAGTTTGCAGTTCTTAACTGCTACCGATACTAATAGGAAGAAGTTCTTAATTGATTTACTGAAACTTGATGACTATGTAGCCCATTTCGAGACATTTAAAGATGCAGTACGCTTGGTGTCTCAAGAAATTACAATCCTGAACGCAAAAACTGACACAATCGTTAAATGGTTAACAGACAACAAATTGGAGAGTACAGATATACTCACAAAGTTGGATCTACCAAAAATTGAAGAAAAAGACGAGAAGCAACTGCGTTCTCTCCATGTAGAAATTGAAAATATCCATGAGAAAAATCGAAAAATAAATGATAATAATAACTTATTGGAAAGGTTAAAATCAATAGATATAGAACAGATACAAGCTGATGTGGAAAAATACGAGAAGGTTAAACCAACCGCACTTTTAGTTTCTAAGATTGGAGGTTTAGAATCTCGTAAAGAACAAGAGTTGGCTATGCAGGAGAAATATGAAACTCTTCGTAGTAAGGAAAGATCATATGATGTAAAAACTAAACAAGCGGAGGCTATGACATGCCCCACTTGTAATCAAGAAATAGATAAGAAGTTTGTAAACGACCAATGGTCTAAGCATAGTTTAAATGTACAAGGACACAGTTTAGCAATAGAACAAGTCCAAGAAGAATTAGAGATAATAGAAAATGAAAATCAAATATATAGGCAATCAACCAGAACAGTACAAGAATGGGAAAGACTCTTCAGGAGTATTGACTCTGGACTCCCAACGAGAGTACTTGACAAAGAACAAGTGGAAAGTCAAATTCGAGAATTGGAAAACAAAGTTGAAAAAGCGCGTGAAGCCCTCAATGAGATAATAGATGAAAACACAAGAAGAGAAAGACATAATACTAGAATTAGTATTATTGGAGAGCAAACTGAGTCATTTGAAACAGAATTGGATGGAGTCACGAATAAACTCGGACTTCTCGAAGATAAGCTTTCGATTCTTGAGATACTTAAAAAGGCATTTAGTACAAACGGGCTCCTTGCCTATAAAATCGAATCCCTCGTCAAAGAGCTAGAGGACTTGACAAATGAGTATTTGGCAGAGTTTAGCGACGGACGTTTCTCTATCAATTTTGTGGTGGAGAATGATAAGTTAAATGTTGAAGTATCTGACAATGGGAATATTATTGATATTTTGGCTCTTTCTAGCGGTGAGCTTGCTAGAGTTAATATTGCTACACTTGTAGCTATTAGAAAACTAATGACTTCTATAAGTAGAAGTCAAATAAATGTGCTATTCCTTGATGAAGTGAATCAAGCACTCGACGAAGCAGGTAAGGAGAAGGTCGTAGAAATTCTCCTTAAAGAAGAAAATCTTAATACTTATCTGGTTTCTCATGGGTGGACACACCCATTACTTGAGAAAGTAGAAATTATTAAAGAGGACAATATAAGTCATTTAGAGTAATCAAATGGTAATAAAAGAGGGCGATACCTTTTGGTATCATGTATGTGAAGTTACTAATCGCATGGCATACATACCCACAGGAAAAAAGTGTCCTGATTGTTGGTGGAATGGATTAAGTCCACTAGAACAGGCAAGGATTAGACAAGAAGAATATAGAGACGAATTAAAAGGAGATACATTATGATCGCGGATCAAGTTAAAGGCATAGTAGCTAAACATTTCGACATAGACACAGATGCTGTTAGAGGCAGTTTTATGGACGATATAGGAGCAGACTCGTTAGATATAGTTGAATTAGTAATGAATTTAGAAGAACATTTTGAATTGGAAATTCCAGACGAAGATGTGGAGAATATCCATACAGTAGAGGAACTAATAAAATATATCGAAGATAATGGTTAATAGTCGCCAGAAAGGGGCTAAGGCAGAAGCCTTAGTCGTTAATATGCTGAATCGATACACAGGACTGGGCTTTGTTCAAACGCCGGGTTCAGGTAGTGGTAAAATAAAAGGTGACATATACCTTGAACACAAGCATAACATATTTCTTATAGAAGTAAAATTCTATAGAGATGATTCGGTAACCTCTAAACTCTTTACTAATAAAAGTAATAACTTTGTGCAATGGTGGACAAAAGTAGTAAAACAAGCACAGGATAATAGTCTTGAGCCTTTACTATTTTATAAAGCTAATTATGCACAATTTTTTGTAGCAACAGTACGAAAACCACAAAGTAATATTAGGTATATGTATGTCTCTTGGTTAGGGGTATATGTATGTCTTGCTGAAAAGTGGTTAGAACATGAAATAACGGAATTTAGTAATGGCAATAGAATTTACGAACCTTGGAAAGCCAGCCCCGAATGGGAACTTGCTGATAGTTGATGGTCTCAACTTAGCTTTCCGATGGAAACACCAAAGAAAAGAGTTTTATAAACTAGAATATGTAAGAACAGTAGAGAGCCTCGCAAAGTCCTACAACTGTGGAGAGATAGTTGTATTAGGAGATGGGGGAAGTGACTATAGAAAAAACATAGATCCTGAGTATAAAGCAAACCGTAAAGAGCGGTATAAAGACCAAACCGAAGAAGAACGGTTGGAATTTGAACAGTTTATGGCAGAATTTCAAAAAACCTTCGAATTATGTAGTAAAAAAGGATACCTTACCATTAGATATAATGGAGTTGAGGCGGACGATATCGCTGCAGTAATAAGTCTCGCAAGAGAAGAGTTAGGGATAGATAGTATCTGGTTAGTATCTTCGGATAAAGACTGGGATCTTCTAGTAAATGAGAACATATCACGGTTCTCAACCGTAACAAGAAAAGAAACAACAATGGATAATTGGGACGAACATTATGACTTTGATCCAGAATACTACTTGACTTTCAAGTGTTTAACTGGAGATAAAGGGGATAATGTCCCAGGTGTAAGTGGAATTGGTCCAAAACGTGCTTCTGGTATTATTGAAGATTATGGTGATGTCTTTGACATCATGACAACTCTACCAATAGAAAGTAGATACAAGTTTATGCAGAACTTAAATGAGTTCGGAGCAGAAAAACTTGAGACTAATATAGAGTTAATGGATTTGACATATGACCCAGATGCACAAGTATTGGGCAAACGAAATGAAATAATAGGATTAGTGAGGAATTATGTCAGTAAAGATTGATTATAGCAAGGATAGCCTCTTAGATGAGTTCGCAATGAATACTCTAAGAGATAGGTATATGGTCGCGGGAGAGAACTCTCCGCAAGAAGCATTTGCTCGTGCGGCAGAGACTTATGCTGATGATGAAGATCACGCACAAAGACTATACGATTACGTTAGTAACTTATGGTTCATGTTTGCAACCCCCATTTTATCTAATGGGGGTACAACTCGTGGGTTACCCATTAGTTGTTTCTTAAACTACGTTGATGACAGTAGGGAGGGTATTACAGACCACTATGTGGAAAATGCTTTTCTATCATCTTTTGGAGGTGGAATTGGAGGTACTTGGAGTGATGTAAGATCTCAAGGTACGCCAACTTCTAAAGGATCGGAAAGTACAGGAGTAATACCTTTTGTAAAAGTTGTAGATGCTGAGATGCTAGCGTTTTC